CCAACGCCAACATAGGCAACCTTGTGATCACTGGTGATACAATCAGCACCCTAAACACCAATGAAGACTTGACACTGGCAAGCAATGGCACAGGCAATGTTAGAGTCAATGGTGCATTTATTACCGAAACTACTTCAGGTCGTACCATTATTGAAACACTACAAAATGGTACCATGAACTTTTATATTCCCACTATCGATTATGATAGTGCTATTGATATCATTGGGTCAGCTGACGGTAGTATAGTTACTCCACAAAACACTGGCGTATTATTACACTTAACTGGCCAAGACAGCTTGCCAGCACGTATCTACAATGACAGCAGCAACAACTATGCAGCCTTTATCGGTCGTCGTTACAACGGTTCTCCCTCAGCACCCACACAAGTCTTAGCTGGTAATATTATTGCCCGATATGGTGCCACACCTTATGGATCTTCGGGTTGGCCAAGTATCAGTACAGCTCGTATAGACTTTGTATCCTCAGAAGATCAAACCAGTACTAATAAGGGTACGAGTATCGAGTTTTATACCACACAGCCTGGCACATCCAGTACCGTAAACTCGGGGTCGATTGATTATCGTGGCTTCAGCGGCAACTCATTTATATTCACCACAGATAATACAACACAGACCACGGCTGGCATCCCAATGACCTATCGTGGCAACTTGTCGGCCACTAAAGTTGCCACATTAGGTGCTGACGGTACATTAGACAGCAGTCAAATACCAGGGAGTTTGATTGGCGGTGTACAATACAAAGGCGGGTGGGATGCAAATGCCAACTCGCCCACTCTGGCTAACGGTTCAGGTACGGCAGGATGGGAATACTCGATCACCACAACTGGCACACGTAATTTAGGTGGTGGAAATCAAACTTACCAAGCTGGTGGATTCGTAATCTACAACGGCTCCATATGGACTTATATTGCTCCAGTGAGTAACTTCACGAGTCTAACAGCTGGCACACATCTATCAGTTGATACACCAGTCGGTGCTATTAATTTAACTACTGACGCTACTCCTACCTTCACAGCCTCTACTATTGTTAGTCGTGATAGTTCAGGAAACTTTGTAGCTAATGTTATTACAGCTACATTAACAGGCACTGCAACGTCGGCAACTACCGCGGGTACGGTAACCGGTAACATCCAAACAGCTATCACGCAAGTTGGCACATTAGTTAGTTTGGGTGTAACAGGTAACATCACAGCCGGTAATGTTTCAGCAGCAAGTGGCACCATATCAGCTACCAATGGTGTGTTTACTAATATTAACGCTTACCAAACATTTGCCAACGCCAACGTATCGAGTTTACAAAATCAAATTACTAGTGCGAATACCAACATCAATGCCTACCAAACATTCGCCAATGCTAATGTTGCTGGTTTACAAAATCAAATTACCAGTGCGAATACCAACATCTCAACCAACGCTACTAACATTACTACTCTATTCAGTAATGCAGGCACACAGCAAACACAGATTAATAGCTTGGCTACAAATGCTAATGCCAACACAGCCTCATATTTGTCCAATGGTATCTCAACTAGAATTGTTACCACTGGTAATATCACAGCTAATACCTTAACTGCAAATACGTTTATTATAGGTTCAGGTGGCATCAGAACCGTTAGTGGAGGCACTCCAACCGTCACGCTAAACTTTGGGACAGACAGCATCATCCACGTTTACCAACCTGCGGGCACTGTCACATTCCAATATGGAACATTGGTTGCTGGATCGTCCATTAGATGTTTGATCAACTTTGCCACACATAGAAACATCGTGACTGGTGTTAGTGCCAGTAATAATATTAATTTGGCAGGTAAGACCAATGTTGGTGGTGCAGGCAATGCGGCAAATGCCACGGATAATACCTTAGCTCAGTTGTTATATAATTGCGTAGACGGCACTGCCGCCAATACCTACTGCACGATCTCATACACATAATAAAAAGCTCCGCTTGAATTAACAAGCGGAGCACTAGGGGCAGTTACTGGAGGTGCCGCCCCCAGTAAACTTGACTACCGATCCTGTACCGCAGCAACCACGTGCTTACCCGCACCCTTATTGAACTCCTGGAAGTTCTTAAGCTTGCTCGCCTTAAACTGCATCTTGTAAGTAGTAAGAGCAGCGTGAACAAGCATAACCTGCAACTCAACACCTAGGTTGTCCATAATAAACCGAAGCACATTATCAAATTGTGCGTGGAAATGATCGTTACCCTTATCGGTATTGGCATTCTTATCCCAACACTCCTTAAGCTCGTAGCACAAAGCAACTGTCAATGAGTAACAAGCTGCAATGTCCTTGTTCTTAAGTTCCTTAACCTTGCCCTCAAGGATGTGAGTGGGATTAGGCATATTGGCACTGACCTTACGATGTGCGTTAAACTTAAGCGCAACGCCTTCGCCAACCGTACCAGACACAAGATCAGTAAGCTCAACATCGTTAAGCTCTTCACCCAGCAGCTCGCTAACAAAACTCCAAGAACGAGGAGTGGCAAAGCTCTGCCCACTCATCTTAGCGTCAAAGTTAAAGAGGTCAACCTTGTTAGCAGTAATGTAGCCAACAACATCGGGATGAATCTTGTTAGTAATAGCCCAATTCTGCCAAGTGTCAAAATCTGGACGTAGTGTAAGATGAATGAAACGATTAGCAAGCGGAGCAGGCATACGATATGTAACACCGCGATCAGTGTCTCGATTACCAGCAGCAACGACAACAACATTCTCAGGAAGTTCGTAAGTACCAACACGACGATTGAGAATCAGCTGATAAGCAGCTGCCTGCGTAGCGGGCGGAGCACTATTCATTTCGTCTAGGAACAATACAACAATGGGATACTTAGCAGCCGTTTCCTTATTGGGAAGATCTGGCGGAGCACTCCACGTAGCAGTATGCATCTCAGTATTGTAATACAGTACACCCTTGAGATCGGAAGGATCCATAAGTGCAAGGCGTAGGTCATAAAGCTTGCCACCCATTTCTTCGCAGATATCAGCAACGAGCTCACTCTTGCCAATGCCTGGAGGTCCCCAAAGGAACAACGGACGTTTGCGCTTCATAGCAACTTTAATTTCACGCTTTGCAGCATCAAGAGTAACACTGCGGGATTCAGTAAGGGATTCGTTTGACTTTGACTTCGTAGACATTTGGCACCTCCAAGTTGTTAACGTCTATATTGTTACTATATACTATTACGCTGGATTGTCAACCTTAGTTCTTACATAATGCAAACGAGTTATGTTTTCGTTTGCGTGTTGCTTAATTTTAGCAGTGGTAATCTCAACCATATTGCCCTGCTTAAACTCATGATCACCTGCAAAGTTTACAATATTTCCTGCAGATGTTAATGCCGTTGTATAGTACTTAAACCAATTTTTGCTGTAAATGCAACTCAGTACTTCTACAGTACCTTCGAACTTGTCACCAACCTGTCCGAAATGGATAGACCTACGCTTGAGGTCGTCAACACGGTCCCACGTCTTATCGTAAGCAACTGAACGTTCCCAAGCATTGGGCAACGAAGCAATCAAACCCAATGTTAATTGGTCATTGGACGTAACTGACTCCTTATAAGCAGCATTAGCAGCACTCATAGTATATGAGTTGGCCTTGCCACTCATAATCTCTAGCGTCTTACCTTTGTAATATTCCATAATGACTTTAGCACGATCATAATCAGCTTCACACGTATTAAGATCGTCAGCTTCAGTCCTATTCAAAATATTAATCATAATATGACGATTGGTCATCTTGTTAGGTGTATTAATACCGGTAGAATTACTAACATAGCACTCATTAGTTCTCTGGGCAGCAACAGCCGCAGCAAAAACATCCTCGATGGGATAGTTAGTAACAGTATCGATAATGCGTCCACGTTTAGCCATATTAAGCTCCTCTTTTATCGGAATTCAGTGCGGGCTTCATCTTACGGATAAGCTCGCGCTCGTATTCATGAGCTGCGGTTTTTCCGCGTACAACTGCAACAATAGTATATTCGATATCTTCCTTGCAGTCAAGCTTGCGAAGTGCTTTGCAAAGCAACCAATTGAGCCCTTCAGTTTGGGCACGATAGAAGTGCTTAGCAATGCGACTGCGAACACT